CTTGGTTTAGCATAAATTCCGCATTATTTTCTTCTACCTGTGCCTTTTCTGTTTGGCCGTCTCCGCGTAAAAATCCGGCATAGGAGGACTGAACTAAATAGTCGAAAAAGAAGTTAGGTATATTCTGCTCGTCCCCGGCCTCGTCTCCGTAATATCCGCTTGTGGCTGATCCGCTGTTAATTTCTGATCGAAGATCTTTTCGGTATGTAATAAATACATTTACCGCATTCAAAGCTGTCGGTTCGATGATTTTGATCGATGGATATCCGCCGGAATCTAATTCAGTAAGAAATGTATACTCCTCGGGATATCGAGTTGTGGCGGGGTCAGTCTTATGGACTCGAAATACTACATTGGCATCATTTGCCAGCTTGTTGCTCGTTCCGTAAATTCTAAGTTGATTTGCATCGCTGGTGACTACCGCAACACTTTCACCCATGACTGTAAACTGAGGCCAAGGATATCTTTCATGGGCTAATCGAGCCGCACGGTTTACTAAGTCCCTGAGAAAACTTGCATCAGTTGCCTGTAGGGCATCTAAGCCCGCTAAAGCACGGAATCTTGATTTAAGTTGGGTGTAGGTTGCTTTTGCGTAGTTTGCCATATTTTTAACTTCCGATTACCGTTTCGGGGTTGGATTTTGCGAAGTCTCTGCGATATTCTGAATCAGACATCGAGCCAGGTGATTGAATCTCATGTCTCAAGAAGGTAGTCGCATCAATTGCAGATACTAAGCGGAAGTCTTTCCCTCCGCCAAGTTTCTCAGCATTCTTGCGGGCGGCAATTGCTCGCTTACCATACCCAGCTTTTTCCCGCTCGGCATCCCGTTGTACTTTTTTCGATAAGTAGTGGGCCATCTCTTCGCCCGACATTCCACTTCTTTTACCGCCTTTTACGATGATGTTTAAACTCATACTTTTAGAAAGAAAGGGAGGCCGGCCACCCTATCAAGAAACCGGCCTCCCATATGTCATGCAATGAATAACTAACAATAACCAATCAAACTATTGAACCAAGCGCGCGTGGATTGCTGACCCTCAAAGTTAACATCGCCTCAGAGAAGGCCCGTTTTCCAGCACCGTTGTCAGGGAGATCCTGAACTGTAATACCTTCCAAGAATTTCAGACTTACTGTATCATCACCGGGGATAAGGTAAGCACGGTCGGTATTCACTGTACCTTCAACGGTGTCAGTACCACTTGCAGAACCATCCACACGACCTAAAAATAGGTCCGGTATGATATTTATAGTTGAATAGTCAGAAACATAAGTTAACACACTTCTGACAAGCGTCTTTCCACTAACATCTTGGTCGAAACTAAAGTTTCCTCCGGAAACTGTTGATCTCGTATAGTCCGTGATTTTGTTCATCACGGCTGGACCCGCAAAGAGGTTATAAGTACCTTTTGAACCAGCGGCAGTGTAAACAGCTTGAAGAAGCCCACGGAAAGCAGATTCAGTTAAGGATGCAAGGCTTACACGAGAACCACTTACTGAACGAAATGCTTGTTTAGCACTTGTATCATAGGTATTTCCCGTCGCAGTCGGATCACTCCAAATCCCGAGCCCACAGAGCTTCGCCGCGGCAGAACTTGAACCAACATTCTGATCATTACCCGACCCGATTGCTGTCTCAATTGAACGCTTTAACTGCAAAAGACTTTTTGCTTTGGAAGCGGCGAAGAGTGATCCACCAGGAGCGACATCTACCATTTCTGACTGCCGACTGGTTGCAAACGCATCGCGGATTGTCTGTACCCTATTTCCGAGACGCGCTCTTGAGTCAATTAAGTTTTGAAAGTTTGATCCACTAGCCGAAAGTGTTAAATCAACACCGTCAATTGTTCCACCGATTTCGGGGCTTGCGAGGCTATCTACCAACCACTCATTCAAAGTTGCCTTGGGTGCGGCAGACTGTGAAAGCGTAGAAAATAGGGGCGTTTCGGTGGGCTCAACGGTGCGCAATAAATTTTCCAAATTCTGTTGTGAGCCTTTGTCGGCGGTCACATTATATGAAGTTGCGAGAGACATTTTTGTAATTCCTTATTTTAAGATTTTTAAATTTTTTTAGTCCGCTAAGAATGCGGCGAGATCGTTTTCCGAGAGTTGTTTACGCTCCAAAATTTTCTGTTTTTTCGCAGTCTTTCGAGTGGCCGAGGTTTGTACCGGTGGGGATGAATCGCCCATCGTTGTCGGAGGTGCTTTGGCTACTTTCTTGGCTTTAGGCTTGGCCGTCTTGGCCGCCTGGTCCGCTTTGATCGCTTCAACTCCTCGAACGAGTGTTGCGGCAACGAAATCGCCATTAGGTAAGGATTTTAGAATGTCTGCATACTGACTTTTTATCTGACCTAAAACGGATCTCCGTTCTTCGGCGATGTCGGTATCAACTGTTTCTGAAATCCACGGATGAGTGTTTATCGTATCCTGTTGCCACTGCTGTGCTGACTGGAGATATTGCGCCCTTTCGGGTATTTTTTCCGATAAATACTCTTCCGCTTGGGTTAGAATATTTCGGATATCGTCATCGGCATATTCCTTCCCATCGACTTCGACATAATCTTTTCCGATGTGTTGGAGTGACCAACGCTTGGCGGCTAGAGCTTCCTTTCGTAAGGTTTCCAATGACTGAAAATCTTGGACTTCTTCTAAGGCTGGCTGACTGGGTTCCGATTGCTTCTGTGGATTAGCCTTTAATGACTCGATTTGAGCTTGTAACGCTTCGGCTGTTTCTTCGGCTGACTTTGCTCGGGCGGTCAGTTTATTGACTTGTTTAAGCAGTTTACCGACAGCTTTGGGCGGTTCAGCATCTTCCGATTCTGACTCCTCCTCTTCTGCTACCTCTTCCGTTTCCTCCTCTGATTCCTCAGAGTCTTCTGTAGACTGTAAAAGAACATCATTCTGATCGGTCTCTGCGTCTGCGGTTGTTGTCTCGGGACCAACTTCTGCTTCAGATTCCTCTTTCGCTTCACTCTCCTCAACTTTGTCAACGAATGATGCCGTTAACTCTTCGAGTGTCGTGATGCTTTGCGTTTGTGTTTCTGCTTCTGTTGTAGCCGGAGCCTCGCTAATTTCTGTATCTGCCATATTTCTGCGTTTAAAGTTCGCACTCTTGCGTTAATCTGCGG